GATATAGGTAGACCCAGATTTAATTGCTAATACTCCGGTGTTCACACCCGCCCCTATTAGGACAGGTGAGATTTCTTTCACATCAACTTTCTTTAGAATACGTGCCCCCTCATCTTCGCCCTTGCCGTCCTCCGCCTCGATAGGGTAAAAGCCGTAAGACCACTCTTGTAGTTCAGGTGCGAATTTAATCGCTTCATATGTATCCTTACCCTCTATGGTCTTGAGATTAAACTGCCCCTCGGCTATTACATCATCCCCTGATTCACTGATGGTAGCCTTGCCTACGGGGAGTTTACCGTTCCATGATCCGTGCATATAGGCAGATACCAAAACCGTCTTATTCTTGAGAAACGCCCCAGGGCGGGTAATGTCGTTATCTTTATCACGGACATTCAACGTAGCAAATCGAGCCACGAACGAGCCTTCCGCTTCATCCTTTAATTCAATAGATAAAGATTTACGCTCTAAGTTGTCAGACATTTTCCTATCCTCCCAGATTGAATTGCATTATTCACTCCAATAAAAAAGCCCTCTTGATGAAGGCTAATTATTTCTCAAGAAATAATATATTTGTAGTAATATACTAATTGGTAAAACGCTCCACGCAGCGACACTGTATCGTCTCGGCTGGGTCTCCTGCACCATCGCCAGGGAACATCAGCCCATTGGAATAAGGTTCGTTAATCGGCTTTTCCTCACCATCAATCACAGCGTGAGAATCCCTCACCCTATCGTCTCTTGAAGACAACCATATATGCTTTTTCATCACACCGCTTTGAATAGCCGATTCATGCTGTGCAAATCCTGCCGATTGTGCTACCTCAGTCCTAGCGACTCTCATGGCTTTGTAGGGACTCCTATCTGTATAGAAGTCCCTCAACTTTCTGCCTATCTGTGATACGGACATGTTTTCTTCTGTACCTGCCAGGATAACGCTTCTTACTTCATCAAGATTAGTTGCCAGAATACTTTTAACGGATTCGGCAGCATGGGAGGCAATCCACGCCCTGACTAACCTTTGCGTAACATCAAATTGAGTAGCTTTACCCATAGTCTCCGGTGCTATCTCTGCACCGAAATGTTGGACAATATTGAGGGTTAGCTTCTCAATAGCTTTAATCCAATCTTCTTTTAAGCCATTGATAGCCTTCTCGGCTTCCTTTGCCATGGCTCCCGACTTAATAGCTTTTTGAACTGCCTTAGCTTCTTCTGTATAAAGGGGTTCTATTCTCTGTTGAGCTACACCCCACCAGCCTATTCTTTCACGGTCTATCCGCTTCCAGAAGGCAGTCTTTTGCTCTTCTGTCCAGCCGGCGGATTTAAGGCTCTTTTCACCCTCCGACTCTTGAGGTATTTGACTACCATCCTCCCCGCTTCTAACAGGCATTACGGTGAATCCTCTTAGATAAAAGTCCTGGCTATCGTCTATCGGCAGTCCCAGGAGACGTTGTGCATCTGTTACCTTACATACTCCGCCTTGAACCTGAGTTATTGTCCTGGTGGAGAGTTTATCCTCATCCTCTTGCAGAACTCTAATCTCCGAAAGGTCATAAGCTACACGGTAATTCACAAGGTCGTCTGTGAACTCGCTTAATAATTGGTGTTTAGTCTGGGAGCCGACGATTTTCTGTAGTGGTATTATCCCGCTTTCATAGGCCATCTCACGGGCTTCCGCCATGTTGGAGAATGTGCTCCTGTCAAGTCCAGCCCCCAGGCCCGCTACGATGGCAGGGACTCCCAGGACGGCACTAATCCGTTCTTCTGGTATCCGCCTTAATGATTTCAAGTCCATTTGCTGAGGGTTGAAACCGAACGTATCTACTTTAGTGGCAGAGCCTATGACTATCGGCTCACCGCGTCTATCACCGGTTGTCCTCTCCTTGACATATTGTTTAACGGCATCAGCATCTTGGGGTGAGACGGTATCATTCATAGGAGAGATTAACAGTCCGGGTACACCCATGTTCTTCAAGAGAGCCGCCGTCATGTTCGCAGCTTCATCGTCAGTAAAGGCTTCCCTCAAAAGAGATTGTAACGGTGAACGGCCTTTCCTGAGATTATCGGGGTCTATCCCTAATCGGTAATGTACAACGTCTTTCGGGTCTACCTTTACAACTTGACCCCCCGGAGAATAATCATAATGCGATATAAATTCGCTGCCACCATCCGGCCACTTAGGTTGAATGAGTCCTGACGGAACCCACCAAAGTTGAACTACCCTGCCGGCTCCACTTCTCACTTTCAAAAGATAGGCATTGCCCGAGATAATAAGGTCAGCTATATATGCGCTCTGTAAAAGTAACCCATCATAATAGGGGTTAGGATTATCCAGGAGTTCTACAAGCGGGCTTTCAACTTCTTCCCATTCGTAGTCTTTATTCCGTTTCTGGACCATGATAGGAGCTTCGGGGAAAGTCCGTTGTATCCAGCCTACACATGCCATGATAATAGATGATTGCCAGCCGTTTACCTCCTTAGCATAATTGAATCTCGAACGTGGCATGAATACGCTGGAATATGTAGTAGGGAAAAGGAACTTGGATAACGATTTGCGTATAGCTTCTCTAATCATTAGTCTCCTAAACAGGCAACCACCTCTTGATGTTCAACTTACCTATCAACCCATAACGTCTTGAGTCCATACCATGACTGAAATTGTGGGTAGTCTTTTCAGTTAGCTTGCCATCCTTATCAGGTATATATCTGAAGTTTCTTTGCTCCTTAATACAGTTGGTGGAGTCTTTAGTCCACCGTTGTTTGTACTGATTAACCTTCTGGTGTCCGTGTTTTACTGAATCAGCCCCTTTCAGACAGGGCTTAATGTTAAAGCCGTGATTCTGTATCTCCTTAATTGACTTTGGCTCGGCTGAGTCAGCAAATATCTCATCATAGTTTCTCTTGACCCCCAGCTCATCCATCCGTTGAGCTATCATGTCATTGGTCAAGCCAGTTTCATAGATGAGTTCCTGTGAGAATAGCTCAGTGCCGATTATGACATGTTTGGTTAACACAGTGGGGTCAGTAGAATATCCGAAGTCCAGGCCATAGAAGCTATCCCCTTCCAGTAAGCTAACCACCTGCTCAAAGTAAGGATAAACAAGCCCCTCAATTTTACCTATCCGCCCTAAGCCGTAGACATTCCACCAGTTAGGATCATTCTTATTGGATTCAATGTTGGCTACAACCTCAGGGGGTAAGACACTAATTGCGTCAAGATAAGTAGAATGAATATAGGTGTTCTCAGGGTTCCCTATCCAGTGTTCATGCGCCCAGAACTCACTTACAGGATTCCAGTCGCAGAATGTGAACTTGATAGTCCGTATGTCCAGACCTCTGGCCGTCTCCCAGGGTACGTTGTTGGCCTCATTGATAAACAGAATATCGCGGCGTGGCCCCCGAACCTTGTCTGATTCATCCGCACCGAAGAACTCTATTATCCCATTACCGAATCTGTATGTCTGCTCAGTCTTGTTGTACCTGGGATTGTTGTCCGAACTCTCACCCAGGATGCTGAAGAAGTCTCTTATCGCACCTCGTTTGAGATGAGGCAGGGACTCGCTTACTACTGAGATTAAGACCTTTTCCTTTTGGGCTATAAGACTAAGCAGGTAGAGGACTGACCATGTTTTACTTGAAGCAGTACCACCTTCGTTGAGTGCCCGGCGTTTGCCCCCACGATAGGCAAAGAAGTTCTCCTTGAATATTCGTGTAGTCCTCATTCATTCAAAAAATCCGCTACCGCTTTCTTTGTCTCCTGGTCTATAACCTCGATAACGTGCTTTAATGGTTTAGCTTCATCACCAGTCAATTCATGGCTGTCTTTCATGCCCAGCCAGTTCTTGGCCAGGAATATGGCTACATGCCCCTGTTTCTCAGACAGCTTAAAAATATTTCTCCGGAGCGCTACTTTTCCCGACACTCTATACTTCTCAAAATACTCCGCAAATGTAATGCCGAACTTCTCTTTAACCCTGGCATTGAGCGTATCAACAGAGCAATGAAACCACTCCGATATTTCAATCTCAGTACATTGAATATGACAGAGCTTCTCCAATTCCTTGAAGTCTATTTCTTTTCTCGGTCGGCCCATTTTACCATTGCCATTGCCGTTAGTTACCATCTTTTAATTCCTTCCCGCCGGTGGGGATATGTGCCTTTTAGGCTCAACTTGGCTTTAGTTATGTTAAGTCTTTCGCTTTACCATAATCCATGAGTTGTGCCCTATTTTCTCCGTATGCTTGAGGGCGTCTATTGCTTCCATGACCTTATTGCATATATTACACTTCACCATCGGTTGCAATTCTCACCGCCCAATCTTCTTGCTTAATCGTCTCGATACTCACCTTGAAAGCCTGCCCTTTTAGTAATACCAGTTTAACAGCATTAGCTATTTCTGATTCTGGTATATCAAACTTCACCCTGGTGGCTCCTTCGCCGCTTATTGTGATTGCTGTTAAAATATCCGGAAGTGAGGCGATAAACTCTATCTTCATATCCCTCAAATAAGAAATGCCCATCGCGGTCGGTGGGCACAACCTTAATCAATTAGCATAGAGTATAAAACTTTTTGTGCTAACTGTCAAGTAATTTGGTAAAACCTATATCAATTTAGCTATGAATTTTTAACGTCTACCTGTCAGCAACAAGCCAAACTATTTGCTGTATATCCGTATTCCTGCCAAGTAATTCTCCCGCATAATTGATGATAAAATTCCTCAGGTCTTTTGCCTCAATATGCCACATATTCATTCCGTTCTTTTGAGGTTTCCGTCCATTATGCCATATGGCTTTCAAGGCACCGCTATCAATCCATGATTGCACCTTTCTGTGGTCAACCCCACAAATCTCAGCAACTTCCTTTTTGGTGTACCACTCATCCCTAGCCCTTAATCCCAGCTTTAGACGAGTAGCTTTAACTTTCACCGCATTTGGGGAACGATTCAATATTCTAGCTATCGAGCCGATTGAATGAACATGGATTAGTTCCGACAACCTCTCTAATTCCCTTTCCGACCACGGTGGGCTTTTCTGCTGGAGCAACCCCATCAGAGAAAGTTGGCCTTTGACAGCAAAGAAGGTGACACCGAGATTATGAGCTATCCTCTCAACACTTTGATTTGTGCCTTGATAATCACGGCGAACTATGTCCATCTCACCTTCATTCCACTTATGATGATTCAATATCGTCTCCTCCTGATAACCTTTGTCGGTCTCGGCCAGCCTGATATGTAGTTTAGGACAAGTTCTAACCTTATTTCTACCTCAGCAGCCAGTTCAAGGACTCTATTCTGTGCTGGCTCTTTATAGCACCGTGACCCTTTGCCTATCTCGACATTGTAACCGCTGGAAGCGCCTGGAGCCATTGGGTATTGACCCTCTTTCAAGCTGCCTAGATTTTCTATCAAGAACATCATTTGAGCGCGACTAAATACTATACGGTATATCGGCCACCAAGATTCAGTCATTTTCCCGCCATCCTTTCCAGCTTCTTGATGGTCCGGTGGTGAATTGCAATGCCGATTGCGTCGGTGATATGGTCGCTCACATCCTCCGGCAGCTGGCGATATTCAAAGCAGATTACCCGGGCCACCGCGGCCTTATCCGCATTGCCGGCGCCGGCAGCTGTTACCTTCCACTCGTTGTTGGAATATAAAGCCATGATGAGCTTATGACGCTGGCAGAACTTCTTAACCGTCATCACCGCTACCTGGAGAGCCGCCGTGTTGTGTCCCGGGGCAGTAAACGCCCGCTCACAGGCTACCTCTGTAAACTGGTACTGCTCCAGTAGTTTCAACAGCTCCCCTGATATGTGCATATAGCGGTGGTCATAGGGTACTTTGCTGGTAGATATCAAACCATAACCCACTAGGTTATTATCATCCATCTCCATCACGGCCCAGCCGAGGACGGTGGAGGATGGGTCAACACTTAATATCTTCATACTTACCCAGTCGCTCCTTCAACTTCTCTGCAACCCTGTCTTTCCAACAACGTATGTCCTTACCTATCTCCGGCCTAACACTATGTATAATTTCCTTTATTTTCTCTATTTCTTGCTCTTTATCCATCTGTCCCTCCTTGTGGTACTACC